CGACTAGGAGTAAATATAGGATTAAAGTCAACAGTTTCAACTGCTAAATCAGCTTTATTAACTGTTGGTAATTTAAAGGCTTGGTATAAATTTAAAACATCTATAAGTGTAGATGGAGATGGCAATGTAAGTCAATGGAGTGATAGTAGTGGTAATAGTAGTGAAAATATGAATTTAGTTCCTCCTGCAACAGACAATGATGTTCCTTTTACTTCTGCTACAGGAAAATTAGCTTTTACAACAGGAAATAAATCTGAATTAAAAACTGCATCAGACCAATTAAATTTAGGTGCTTTTACTATTTTTTGTGTATTTGATATTATAGAAAGTGGAGCAAGTAATGAAGCAATAATAGGTAGAGCGGGAAATGATGAACTAAGATTTTATAGAGGTTCTGCTGCCGCAGGATTTAGAGCTAGAATAAATGGTATAAACAGAGATGTAGATTTAAATAGCAGCTTACCTACAGGTAAATTGTTATTTACTATTATTAGAGCTAGTGGTGGTCTTATAACTATACGAATAAATGGTAGTGCTCAAACTAATACAACTACTTTGGCTATTTCTAATCTATTTGACTTTACAGGAATTGGTAATGAATTATCTGATATGGATGTTTTTGAAATAGCAGTATTTGATGCTGAACTTTCTGCATCAAACATTACAGCAGTAGAAGCTGATATAAATTCAAGAAACGGACTATAATGGCAACAGCAGCACAAGAAATAGCACTTATGAAACAAAGAATGGACTCTATGGAAGAGAAACTAGATAAGATGGATGAAAAGTTAGATATGCTAACTAAAAATTTACTTGACCCTGATAATGGTGTTGTTGCTAGAGTTAATAAAAACACTTCTGCTAGAATTACTATGCAGAGAGGATTGTGGGGTATATGGACTATTGTTGTTGGCTCTTTAGTAGCTTATTTTTTTAGTAAAAATGGCTAAAGGAATATCATTTACACATAGAACAAAGTCTAAAGTTAAAAGAAAAGGAATACACTCAAAAAGTAAAAGCAGAACAAAAAATAGTAAGCAATATAAAAAACCTTACAACTCACAAGGAAGATGATACAAAAAGACTTTACCCTAAGTATAGGTAATATTATATGGGTTATAGGTATTATATTTACTATGGGTATAGCTTATTCTCAGATAGGTCAACTAGGTGAGGACATAATTGTTCTTGAGAAAAGACTTGAAAAGAAAATAAAAGTTATAAATGAGTGTGAAGATAAAATAAACGATTTACAAATAGAGTTAGCAAAAATAAACTCTTGCAAACATAAAAAATAATGGAACAAGTATTACAATTAATAGAAGGTTATGGTTTACCATTAGTATTATTACTAGGAGCATTATATGCACTATACAATTTCTTCTTTTTTAGTATTCGAGAAGTTAAAAACACTTTCTCAAAACATCATGAAAAAAATGCTGATAACATGGAGGAAATAAAAAAGAAAATAGATATAATTTTAGAATTTATAAAACAAAAAAAATGAACTGTAATTGCGAAGATAAAGAAAATTGTCAAGAAAACTGTGAAACTGCTGAAACTGCTGAAACTGCTGAAACTGCTAGACATATAGGTCTTGATGTTTTAGTTGATATTATGAGTTCTTGCGATAAAGAAGATTGTACTGCTAGTAGTCAAGAGGACTGCGAGGAATGTAACTAATAATATGGAGTTAGTTGTTTATAGAATTAGTAGCGAAAAAGATTGCACTAATGGAATTTTATTTGAAAAGACTGATAGTTTTGGACTTAAATTTTTATGCTATACATTAGAAGATGAGCATAGAGTTTTAAAAGTAAAAGGGGAAACAAGAATACCAAAAGGAAAGTATAATATAGAGTATAGAAAAGAAGGTGGCTTTCATAACAAATATAGTAAGCGTTTTTCTAACATTCATAAAGGAATGTTGCAAGTTATGGATGTGCCTAATTTTGATTACATTTTGTTACATTGTGGTAATAGCGATGAGAATACTGCAGGGTGTTTACTCTTGGGCGATTCGCAAGAAAACAATCAAATAATTAAAGATGGTTTTATAGGCAAATCTACAAATGCCTACAAAAGAGTTTACAAAGAAATATCAGAAAGAATGGAGAAAGGAGAAGATGTTACTATAGAATACATTGACTTTGATAAACAATTTTAAGGGTTTCTAAAGGGTACTTTATACCCTATATAATAAAGATAAAGATATAGTTAAAGATAAAGATATGAGTATTTTAAGTAAAATTTTTAGTAGTGGTGCTAGTGAATTAGTAAATTCAGTTGGAAATGCTATTGATAAGATACATACCTCAGCAGAAGAAAAAGAAATTATAAAGTCTGAAATAAAAAAGTATGTTTTAGATTATGAACAAAAGATGCAGTTAGAGGTAACAAAGCGTTGGGAAGCAGATATGAATGGTAATTGGCTTACAAGGTCTATAAGACCCCTTACATTAGCTTTCTTGATGGTTGTGCTTACTACATTTACCTTAGTTGACTTTGGTTATGTAGATATGAATATAAAAGATTCTTGGATTGACCTATGGCAAATCTTGGCTATCACTTGCTTTGGTGCATACTTTGGTGGTAGGTCGTACGAAAAAATTAAAAAATAACTTTTTACTTACTTTTTTTTTATTATATTTGCAGTCATATCTGTACGATATAATACTTTGTTTTAGTTTTCAAGTGGGGTGCTACTCAGTACCTCATTTGTTTTTTTATGTTTTTTTTACTATACTTGCAAAAACATAGACTTATGAAACAGTACAGACCTAGACTTACTCAAAAAGAGTTTGAAATCATACAACAACATAGAAGCGGAGGTGGAGTAGGAATCATAGGTGACACTCATGAGCCCTTCTGTCACCCACATTACAGAAATTTTTGTTACGAAGTATTTGATAGGTTTGGTATTTCTGAAATAGTACACATTGGAGATGAGGTAGATAACTCTGCACTATCTTATCACGAAAAAATGGCTGAGATGCCTAACGCTGAAAACGAAGCTGAAACTGCTCAGAGAGCTATGGAAAAATGGTATTCTACTTTTCCTGATGTTAAAGTGTGTGTTGGCAATCATTCTGCACTACCATTCAGACAGGCTACCACGGCAGGTATCCCTAAAAGATTTTTAAAGTCATACGAAGAAATATGGAACGCACCTAAAGGTTGGAAGTGGGAACTGCAATGGGAGATAGACAATGTATTGTATGAACATGGAACAGGAAGCAGTGGTGCTATGGCTCATAAAAATAGAGCAATCTCTAACAGACAATCTACTGTAATTGGTCACTGCCATTCCTTTGGTGGTGTTAACTATATGGCTTCAAGAAACGATTTAATATTCGGAATGAACGTTGGATGCGGTATTGATGTTGATGCTATGGCTTTTAGCTATGGTAAGAACTTTCCTAAAAAACCAACTCTTGGATGCGGAGTAGTTCTTGATGGAGGTAAAACCGCTATATTTATTCCTATGGACTTAGGTTCTAAAATAATTCACACTACATCACTCTAGTAGTGTAAACTTTTTTTACATTTTTATTAAATTATTTTTGGTAGTTTAAATTTATTTACTAACTTTGTCGAAGTTATTAATTAAAACAAAACTATTATGTCAGAAGAATTAAAAGTATCAACATTAAAAAAAGGAGAAGTTCTTTTCCTTTTAGATAGCAAGATAAATTTACTAAAAACATTATTATCTAAAGATGAGGAGTCTGAGTTAGATTATGCTAATTCAGGTAATAAAGAATTACAACAATGGTCAAATGGAAGAATATCAGCAAGGCTTTGCGATATAGACACCCTAAGAGAACTAAGAGGTTATATTAACGCACTTTAATAAATATTATTATGTCAGAAATTAAAACAGAAACTAAGAAAGAAAGTTTACGCAGACTATTCACAGAGAATGGTCTAGTACAAGAAGATGTGTATAAAGACAAAAGAGGTTTTGTTATTATCACTAGAACAGGAATTGATAAGATTGTAAGTAATCGTGGTATTAGATTGTCTTATGAGCCAATAGTTATGCAAAAAGATTGGGTAGTACTTAGATGTGTTGGCGAAATGTCAGATGGTCAAAAGAGGGTAGAGTCTTTTGGAGAAAGTAGTAAAGAAAATACTATGGGTCTTGCAGGTAAGTTTCCTGTGGCTATGGCAGAAAAAAGAGCCAAGTCAAGAGCAGTATTAATGCTTACAGGATTTTATGAGCAGGGTGTATTTGGTCAAGATGAAATGGCTGACTAATGGATTGGATAGATGAAATACTTGCAGGTGAACCTATCAGTAATAGTCAAATAGCTATTATTGAGGGTTTGCTGACAGGTGTTCCCTATGAAGAAGATGAAATAAAAGATATTGAAAGAGGTCTTTTACACTTAACAAATCAAGAAGCATATTACTTAATTAATAAGCTAAAAGATGATTTTGTATCAAAAGACCCTAGAGAACAATTTAATAAAATGGTAAAAAGATGGCAATAAGAAAACACGCAATGACAAAAGAAGGTGCAATAGTTTCAATCACTAGAAATCAAATAGGAAAGATTGATAATAAAAAAACACCTAAAGGATTAAGTAAAACATTTATAGATTTATATATGCAAATGTCAGATGAGAAAATCAAACAAGCATATTTATCAGAATTTGAAATTGAATTAGAAATAGTAAAATAAAATTAATTATGAAAAAGATAGCAAAGAATGAGTTTGAAAAATTCGTTAGAGTAACGGGTATGACCAAGCGTAGATTTAGTGAGGTAACGGGATTGCAGGGAACAAGTGTTACAAAATACTTAGAGAACCCTACAATGCTAAGACTTAAACACTTACAACTATTGGCTGATGCTGATGAGTTTAAGAATCAAGATGTTGGAGATGTAGAACTTTTAAATATGATAAATTATGTTAAATAGTGATGAAAGAAGAAATGCTCTAAAAAAAGCAGTATGCTCAACATATGGAGTTAGTGAAGATGAACTATTTAGTGTTAATCGTAGAAGGGAGATAGTTAGTGCAAGGAGAATGATTTTATATTTTTTAAGAAAGCACTATGGAGAAACATACAAAGGAATATCAAAGATGTTTAGTATGAATCACGCAACTGCAATGTATCACATAACACAGATGACAAACTTTTTGGAGTTTGATAAAACAGAAATGACAAACTATATAAAGGTTAGAGATTATGTGTTTGAACAAAATAGTGAAGTGACACTATCAGAGGAACTGTACCTACTTAAAAAAGAGAAAAACTTACTAGATAGTAGGTTGGAGCAAATAGAAATCGAATTAAAATTATTAGAAAATGGAAATTAACGGAAAGTTGGAAGCTATATTTGAAACAAAAGAGTTTAAAAGCGGCTTCAAGAAAAGAGAGTTTGTAGTAAATACAGGAGGAGATTATCCTCAATCAATCAAAATGGAGGTTGTAAAGGATAATATTGATAAGCTAGATACCATCAAGATTGGAAGTGATGTTACTTGTAAGATTGATATTAGAGGTCGTCTATATGAGGGCAACTACTACAACAATATATTGGCTTGGGCGGTAAATGTTGGAGCTGCAAAAACAGAAAAAGCGGTAGCACCTGCTGAGGATGATTTACCCTTTTAAAGTAAAAATGCTAATTAAAATGTTTGACTGTGAGATTGAGGGCTAACCCCCTCATCTCTAGGTCATTAAATATTTGTTATGAAGTATGAAACTGCTAAAGATAGAGAAAGACAAAAGAAAGCAATAGACTTGTTTTGTCACGCATTTGACCTTATATCTATTGATAGGGGAGATTTTGCTTCTGTTGATTATGACTTAAAGAATAAGCAAGGGTTTATTGTAGGCTCATTGGAAGTTAAAGGTTGTCCTAATAGAAATATTGATGATGCACTTACTTGTCAAGTAGCAATTAGAAAACTTGTAGATTTACAGAAGCATCAAAAGAAAATTAAAAAACCTGTAGCAATATGTTGGGCATTTGAAGATGGTATTGTGTATGAAAGAATAGAGAATCTTGAAGGCACTTTTAGACTTGGCGGTCGTAGTCCAAGAAAAGAAAGCTACAATGATATTGAGATAATGGCTAGAGTAGAAATAAAAAAACTTAAAAAAGTTTGTTATTAATTAAAAAAGTTTACTTACATTTGCTGAAGTATTAATAAAACTAAAACATTATGGCAAAAAGAATGACAGATACAGATAAGTGGAAGAAACGATTTTTAAGAGAGTTAAAGCCACAACACAAGCTACTATGGTTCTACATATTAGATGACTGCAATCACGCAGGTATATGGGATGTAGATATAGAGGTTGCATCAATTAGAATAGGAGAGAACCTAATTTACGATATGTTACCACAAGAATTTTTAAACAAGATTGAGATTTTTGACAATGGAGATAAGTGGTTTATACCTGACTTTATTGACTTTCAATATGGCGAACTAAATCCAAATAGTAATGTTCATAAATCAGTTATTGCATTACTTGAAAAATATAATCTTCAAGGGTATCTGAAGGGTTCACAAACCCTACCTGAAGGGGTACAAGATAAAGATAAGGATAAAGATATAGTTAAGGTTAAATCTAAGGTTAAGAGGTTTGTTAAGCCAACAATCGAAGAAGTAGCTGACTATTGTAACGAAAGAAGTAATGATGTAGATGCTGAAAAGTTTTACGACTACTATTCTTCTAATGGTTGGAAAGTAGGTAAGAACGCAATGAAGGATTGGAAAGCATCAGTTAGAACTTGGGAAAAGAATACTACCCAACAACAAAAGGTATCACAACCAAAACAAGTATTAACTGCTTGGGAACAAGCTAGAACACAGATAAACAATGGATAATTATAGTAAAGAATATTGGATAGAGTATTCTAAAAACAGGGGTGAAACAGGTCAAGGCACTAAAGAATTTATAAAAAGTATGAAAGACAATCCTACTTTAAGACACAGAAAAAATGTTGAGTATGATAACTATTTCATGGTTACAGGTTTTGTGTGCTATGATATGGCTGATAAAAGAAGAAATGGTAAACGAGATAAAACTTTATTTTAATGGATAAGACAAAACAAATATGGTATAGGTTTGCCAATCAAAGAGAACAATTAAATGTTGATTGTGTAGATATTCTAAGCAAGTGTTATCTAATGTTAGGACAAAAGCCTGACAGTGAACAGATTGTGATGATGTCGAAACTGCTAGTAGATGACCTATCAAGGTTTTATCCTTCTATGGAAATGGATGAGGTGATGTTTGCTTTTGAGCAAGGTGTTAGACATTCAGATAGCGGTGGCTTTGTAAATGTTCGTAATTGGAATATATGGCTAAAAGAATATAAAACAAAAGCAAATCTTAAAAGACAACAAAAACAACTAACTGATTATCAGAAAGATGTAGAAAGTCAGAAGATGATTGGACAAACTATTAATAAAGCAAAAAGATTAAATAATAACTAATAAATAAAATTATGACAAGAGATTCAGAAGAAATACTAGAAATGACAGATGCACAAGTATATTCAAGATACTTGTATTGTGTTGATATAATATGTTCCGAAATTGGAACTGAAATAGCAGAAGAGTTTGAGCAAATGATATTAACTAGATATATGAGAAAAAGAAAAGATTTTACAACAGACTACATAGATGAAATAAAAACTTATGGTGACGAATAATCATATAAAACTAAAAAACTATGACAACGATTATTATAACGATTTTGGTTATTTCTATTTTATATCTTATATTCGCACTTAAAGATTTAAAAGATGATGTTGGTGATATTGAGTTTCGAATGGATATTCTTAAAGAGATATGTGCTGACTATGAAAAAAGAATCAAAGAGTTAGAAGATGTTAGAAAAACCGAAGTTAAGCGAAGAAAAAGTACAAATCGCTATCGTGGAGTATGTAAAAATGCAATATCCAAATGCACTGATTACTGCAACAATGGGTGGTCAGTTTCAAAGACATTACTCACAAAGGCTCAAAGCAAAGCGTACAGGCTATTTGAAGGGAGTATCAGACCTTCTTATATTCGAGCCAAACGAAACGTACAATGGCTTGTTTATAGAGCTAAAAAAAGATAAGAAGTCTTATCCCACCAAAGAGCAAAAGATATTCATTCAGAACGCTTTAGATAGAGGATACTATGCTATCTGTTGCAAGGGGTTTGACCATTGCAAAGAAATTATTGATAGATACTTTAAAAATGAATTATAATGGAAAAGAGTAAATATTATTACGATTACACTAGGAATGTTGATGTTACGAGTAAAGAGGGGTCAAGCTATCTTGAAACTGCTAAGGAAAGAAACATACCTGATTATTACATAGGTAAACACTACAAATATGAAGCTAGAAAGGTTTGTGAGGATTGGGATTTGTCGTATAATGTTGGAACTGCCACTACATATCTTTTGCGTTGCGGTAAGAAATCAGAGGAGGGAATGACTAACAAGGATAAGCATATAGAAGATTTAAAGAAAGCTATTAACCATCTCAAGTTTGAGATAGAAAAACTAGAAAATGAGCGTTAATATATACGAAAGAAAAGATATGAGGGGTGGCGGATATGCTAAACGCAAATTCACTCTTGATGAAGCTGAAGCAATACGCAAAGAATATATTGCAGGTGGCATAAGTCAAACAAAGTTAGGTCAAAAATATGGTGTATCTCAGCCAATAATCAATATGATTTTACGAGGAAAAACCTATAATAAGTAAAATAAATTAAATTATTTTGTTGTTTATTAAAAAATTTAGTTTATCTTTGCTTAGAATTTAAAACTAAAACATTATGAAAGCAAAAGAAATTAAAGATTACTTAGTAGAGAATTACGGAGAGTGCAGACACGATGAGAATAAACTGTCAATCGCACTTTATAAAACTTCTAAGAAATACAACCTAGATATAAATAGATTATTTCATCTTATAGTAGATGATATTCCAATGGAAGTAGATACTTCTAAGATGAAGAAGTATGAG